AATATTACTAGCAACCTGCTAAATGACTACGAAATTGGAACATGGACACCGTCTATTTCTGCTGGAGCAATCTCAGGAACAAGTAATGCTTATTCCGGCTCTTACACTAAAGTTGGCAATCAAGTTACAATAACATTTAAAGCAGTAAACACTGCTGGCGATATTCACATATCTTCATACGCAGTCATATCTGGCCTTCCGTTTGCTGCATCATCTGATTTTGGCGGCACTTCTACTGTAACATCTGAAGATATTGAAGTGTTGGCTCGTCAGGGATTTGCTTCTATTGGCAATGGATCATCAAGCTTGGGATTGAGTGCGGCTGGCTCGGCGTCTGGAACTGTTAAACTTATAGTAAGCTTAACTTATCTAACTTAAGGAAAAACAATGACGTTAACTAAAGCGCACAAGAGAATGATTGCTGATGCGTCTACAAATGTTAAAGACTTTGGCGCAACAGGTGATGGATCAACTAACGACACAGTGGCGATTCAAGCGGCTATTGATTCTTTAACATCTGGCGGAGTTGTTTATTTTCCACCAGGAACGTACCGCATTGCTCGAACTGCGGGTGTGGATGACCGGTGGGGTCTAAAGGTTATCACCAGCAATATTACTTTGCGTGGTGATCATGCAATACTTCGCAGGTTTGATACTGATATTAGCACTTATGCTTTGTCATATCCTATTGTTTTTATTGGAACGCCTGATAGCAATTCGGCTGCTGTAACTCAAAATATTAGCATATCAGGTTTAGAGTTTGTGGGGGAAAACACTCGACATGCATTAAATGGTTCTGCACCGATGGATTATCGTTGTGCAATTATGCTTAAGAACACAAAGAAAACATTAATAGAAAATTGTGAATTTAACATAATTGATAGTTCAGCAATTTATTATCAATCACCAGCATCTTATAACTATGTAAATGATCTTTATATTAATACAACAAAGAGCTATCAGTCTCGTGTTATTGCCTGTTCTTTTTATGCTAATAGTCACACAACTGCTGGGCGTGGTTTAATTCATGCTATCGACCCTAGTGGGGTAGATCATTGTTCGATAGATAATTGTTATTCAGAGTGGTGTGATAACTTTGTATCCGGATCTGGCACTTATGATGACATAGATGACGTAGAGACTGACACTTTTACACCATCGGGAAGTGGTTGGTCTTTGGGGGCAGTAAAGAGATGTGGCCGTGGCTGGGATGTATCCAATAATACCATTATCAATTCCTCTGAGCATTGTGTGTATATTGAGGCCATGGATGTTAATGTTGTTAATAATAATATTAGAGCAGAAAACACCACTTATTGTGTAGGCGATATTAAAAATAGATCGAGAAATGTTTCTATTACTGGCAACACAATTCATGCTGGTGGAACTTGCATTTCGATTTCTTCTCCTTCATATCAAGTGTCCGTTTCTGGCAATACGCTTTACATGCAGAGCACGACTGCTGAGGGCGGAGCTATTAATGTACAATCTTCAGGTTTAAAAGCGTACATTGATGCTCGCAGTGCATTTCTTACAAGCTATGAACCACAAGATAATATTAGCATTACTGGTAATTCAATTTACATGGCAGAAACTAATGTGACGGGTGTTCGTCATGTGGGCATTCGTTTGTATGCTGATAATTTGACCAGTTCTTTTCCAGAGGGTGAATTGCGGAATGTCAATATTACTGGGAACTCTATAGAGAATCATCGCATTGGTATTTATACTATTGGCACTGGTTTAAAAAATGTTTTGATCGAAGGTAATTCGTTTAATGCAAAGACATTTGCATCTAGTGGCTTCTCAGCCTCAACAACTTTAAATACTTACTGTGCTTTAATGACTAACAGATCATCTTCTGACGTAAACATTCAAGTTCGTTTTACAAACAACACCGTAAATGGATCAACGTATTTGTTTGCAACTAATGATTCTGGTGGTTCAAGTGTTCATTTGCCTTTTCAACTTGCCGCAAATCATTTGCAATATATTAAGAATTTTAAGACATCTGATATGAGGGTTCCAGCTCAATATAATATGTTCCAAAATAATACTGGTTTTAGTTTTTTAGATAGAAGCGGTTGGGTTAGTGGTTATTCTTTAAATAATAGTTTAGGGTCAGGAACATCTAACTCAGAAAGAAAATACAACCTTTTTTACAATGGATCGAATATTATCTTTTACACAGATGATAGTGGAACAAGTATTACTTTATAATGCGCTTCGTGCGTGGACAGTCCAGCCATAGGAGATAAAAATGGCCCTAACTAAAACAATTCTTAACGATAAGATCGAGGTTATTAATCTAGCGGCAGGGTATCCCATGGTTCAGGTTCGTGCCGCAACAGTCATTAAAGAAGATGGCGCGGAAATATCTCGCTCGTTTCATCGCCACGTTTTAATGCCAAACGCTGATTTAAGCGCCTCTGACGCAGACGTTGCAGCGGTTGCTGGCCTTGTGTTCACAGACGCAGCACAGGCAGCGTATGCCGCGCATGTGGCCTCTCAGGAGTAACCAATGGACAAGCGCACAGTATCATCCGCGCATTTACGCATAGATGGATTGGAAAAGGATGTGATAGCACTTCAAACAGAGGTTCGGATCCAGTTTAAAGAGGTGTTTAATCGTATCAAGCGCATTGAGGCTATCTTACTTTCGGCTTCTGGCGCTACAATCTTAATGTTGATTGCGATCCTAACTAAAATGGGATGATCGGAGTGGGCTGTGATCGATCCAGTGAGCGCCTTTGCTTTAGCTAGCACGGCCTATTCCAGTTTTCGCAAAATTATCGGACACGCCAAGGATTTAGAGGGCGTTTCTAAGCAGCTTGGGTCGTGGTATTCTGCCTGTGCCGACATCAACCGCGCAGAGGCCCAAAGAAAAGCGCCAACTTTCTTGGAACGTGCCACACATGGGCAATCTATAGAGGAAGAAGCCCTTCAGATACTCATCCATAAGAAGACTCTGAAAGAGAAAGAAGTCGAAATTAAGAATTTACTTGACCTCAGATTTGGATTTGGAACTTACGACGAGATGCTGGGGATGCGCCGTGAAATCAGGAAAGAGCGCGAGCAACAGATCCATGCACAGGACGAGGCCAAGCGTCAGATACAAAACAACTTAGCTATCCTGGTGTTGAGCAGTCTTATCCTCGGTGTCTTGGGATCTGGTATCTATCTTATTGCGGTGGTGATATGAATATTTCAATTCCCTTAATTCTCGCGGGTTCGTTAATGAATCCAGAATATATTACTTGTCACCTATGGAAATATGTAAAGAATGAAAACGAATTGGTGTGTTTATACTCAGGAAAAAACGGCACTCTCGGTTATCATTATCCAACTTTCAGTTTTCGCGAGTGTCCGAAACAGTTTGAATGCCTTTATCAACCAAACTCTAAGCGGAAAGTAAGCATCAAGGACATCTTGAAAGGATTGTCTGATGGATTTTAAAACTAGGAGGTTTTAATATGACTGTGACCATGGAAAAAATACTACACTTTAAAATATTACCGCGCTTAATGATGCTCGTTATGACGGTCATGTATATTCGTTGTTTAGAATGGGCGCTTAGTTTGCCAGATATTTCAACTCAACAGGCTTCGTTAATTTCTGTGGTCACTGGGGCCATGACAGGGGCGTTCGCCGTATGGTTGGGGCATGAGAAATGATAGGTCAAATATTCGGAAGCTTAGTTGGATTGGCTACCAGTGTAATCGATGGCAAGACTCAACTCAAACTAACTGAAGCTGAGATTAAAAAGAAGCAGCTTACCGGAGAGTTAGACTGGGACATAGAGGCTATGAGAGCCACAGAGAATAGCTGGAAGGATGAGTGGATTACTTTGCTCTTTAGCATTCCTCTTATCTTGGCGTTCTGTGGTGATTGGGGCAATGACATTGTAGCTCGTGGCTTTGAATCATTGGAGGTTATGCCTCAGTGGTATCAGATTGCGTTAGGTGGGATTGTATCTGCAAGCATAGGTATGAGATCCGTAAGTAAGTTCTTTGGGAAAAAGTAAGGAAACTTTATATGGAATATAGACTAGGCAAGCGAAGCATTCAGAAGCTTAAGACCGTAGACCCCCGCCTTCAACGTGTTGTTCGTGGCGCTATAGCTGTCACTGACCAGGACTTTTCTGTGATCTGTGGCATTAGAACAAAGGCAGAGCAGACCAAGCTCGTTGCATCTGGTGCATCGCAAACTATGAAATCAAAACACCTGGATGGATTGGCTGTGGATCTCATGGCTTATAGTGGCGGCGGTCGCTGGGAGCTGAATTTGTATGATGAGATAGCAGATGCAATGAAGGCCAGCGCTAAGGCTGAAGGCGTTCAGCTCAGGTGGGGTGCAGCCTGGCACATAAATTCTATTGGCGAATGGCCGCAATCTTCTGAGGAAGCAATGAATGCCTACATAGATCTGCGTAGATCGCAGGGGCGTAGACCATTCATCGATGCGCCTCATTTTGAATTGATTGTATAAATATGTTGGCAACTTGGTTTGAATGTGTATGAATAGATGTGAGGGTCAGTATCATTTTAACATGCTTGGGCTGAGTCACCCTGCGTTACCAAATGCGCTAACCACAAACCG